AGAGGTCGATCGGAAAATCAGCTAAATCACGTCGCCAGAGTGCAATGGATATATACCCTTGGATGTTCAACGACGACGGAAGCCTAAGAAATGGACGGTAAAGACATTGTAAAACGATTTGATACCCTCGTGTCACAACGGAAGACCGTTGAAGACGTGTGGGACGTTATCAACAAGCTGGTTGTACCATTCCGTGGTGACTTCTTCCGCGACATATCGTCGGAACATGCTGTCACGTGGAGAGACAACCGTGAAATCTTCGACTCGACTGCGGTTGACGCTGCTGGTACTCTTGCTGCTAGTATACACGGCTCTCTTACTAGCCCCGCTATTCGTTGGTTCGAGTTGGCCTTTCGTTCCGAAGTCCTGAACGACGATAAGGAATCTCGAGCGTGGCTTGAAGCAGCCGCCCACAAGTGCTTCTTGGGGCTGCAGGACTCCAATTTCAATCTGGAGGCCAACGAGACATATATCGACTTGGTATCATACGGTACCTCGATGATTATCGAAGAGGTCGAAGAGAAGAACGGCAAGTTCCAAAAGCTGAACTTCCAATCCGTCCCGGTCGAAGAGACGTGGTTTGAGCAAGACCATACCGGGCAGGCCAATCGGAGCTACCGAAGGTATATGTGGACGGTTGACCAGATTGCCACCAAATTCGGGATAGAAGCATTACCCGAGGCCATGCAGAAGCAAGTAGGTAACGCCCAGAGCATGGACAAGAAACTCGCTGTAATCCTGTGCATATACCCACGGGAAGACAAGAAGAACGCTAATGTCTCCAAAACGCTCGCACCCAAAGAGCGGCCATGGGGAATGAAACACGTCCTGCATAAGGACGCTTTCGAGTTGGGGGAAGAGGGAGGGTATTATGAGAACCCTGCCTTTATCCCCCGTTGGCGAAAGACTTCCAAGTCCATGTGGGGCCACGGCCCAGCAATGATAGCCCTTCCGGATATACTGACTATCAATCAACTCGTGGAACTTATCCTTAAGTCAACAGAGAAGGTAGTCGACCCTCCGACAAAAGTAACAGAGCGGGGCCTACTGTCCGACTTGGACTTGGAACCTGCTGGCCTGACCGTTGTGCGCACCATGGACTCGATGGAACCTTACGAGTCCGGTGCGCGCTTCGATGTCTCGCAACTCCAGCGCGAGCAGTTGAAGCAGAGCATCAGGTCGATCTTTTACGTGGATCAGCTGGAGTTAAAAGAAAGTCCGGCAATGACCGCGACCGAGGTACAAACGCGCTATGAACTTATGCAAAGGTTACTGGGACCTACACTTGGACGACTTCAATCGGATTATCTGGACCCACTCGTACAGAGGACTTTTAACATCCTTTATCGAGCCGGACAGTTTGGTGAACTCCCTGCAGCCATCACGGACGAAGGTAACGGCGAACTTGACATTATCTATACAGGGCCGCTTGTACGAGCGCAGCGAGCAGATATCGCTCAAGGTGTCTCACGTTGGGTCGCCTCGCTTGCCGAACTCGGAGAAATTGTACCAGAGGTTCTTGACATCCCGAATTGGGATGCAATTGGTAAAGAACTTGGCTCACTGGAAGGTGTCCCCGCGAAGCTCATGAATTCCGATGCGGAAATCAAGAAGGAGCGCAAGAAGAAGCAGGACGCACAGGCCAAGATGCAGCAAGGGGTCGAAGACGAACAAATCGGCAAAGGCAATGAGGCACTCGCTAAAGGCGAGGCCGCGCTACAGGAGGTAACAGGTGGCGGAGGACAACAAGCGGCCTAAAGAAGCTGCAATAGAGGCCCTCAACAAGAAGGCCGGGAACTTTCACAAGTTATTCACTTCGCCATTAGGAGTGAAGGTTCTCGAAGCGCTTGAGGAGGAATTTAACCCCGACGTGATAATCGGGGAAACGGACGCGAAGACAAACTACAACTGCGGCAAACGCGATGTTGTGATCTACATTCGCCAGATGATAAGGTATAAAGAAAATGCCAGACGAACCGAATTGGAGGGATAGTCTCTCCGACGAGCTAAAGGACCACAAGGGCCTCGCTGACATCAAGGATGTAGGTGGGCTTGCCCAGTCATTCCTTGACGCTCAGTCTCATATCGGCAACTCGATCCGTGTCCCGGGTCCGGAAGCCGGGGAAGATGCTTGGAAAGCTTTTCACGAGAAGCTGACCACTAAGGTACCTACCCTTATACCCACCCCCGATCCGGATAACCCGGATGTCATGAACACCCTATTCAACAAGATGGGGCGACCGGAGGATGCAACAGGGTATGACCACCCGGAAGGGGTCGACGCAACCAAGATGGCGGATTTTGCCGCTGTTGCCCATGAAATCGGGCTGACTAAGAGCCAGTATATGTCATTGGCTACGGGTATGCATGAGTTTACCGTGGCCCAGCAGGAGGCTGCAAGTCAGGCCTTCACTGATGGCATACGGGCACTCAAGCAGGAGTGGGGTATTGTCTACGAGGACAATGTCCAGAAGGTCGATGCTGTCCTGAAAGGAACCGAGGCGCCTGCTCAATTGATGGAGCTTGGGGCCGAAGGGAAATTGGACGCCACCACCCTCAAGTGGCTCCATAACATTGGGGAGCAACTCGGTACCGAAGGGATCAATTTCAACAAGGACGAGTTCACCACCCGTGTTACCCCTGCCGAGGCGAAAGCCCGGGTTTCGGAAATCATGGGCGACCTCAAAGGTCCTTATTGGGATTCCGCCCATCCGCAGCACAAGGAATACGTCCAGAGGGTTGTAGACCTTAACCGTGCCGCAGCAGCCGGAGCCGTTTAAGTGCTGGTCCTGCGGGGCCTGTTGCAAAATGGCGGGCCTCAATCACCCTGAGCTAGACCGGGGTGATGGGGCCTGCAAGCACCTAACCGAGGATAACCTGTGCTCAATCTACGAGGACAGGCCGGATTTCTGTCGCCTAAACCCCAAGAGACCTGCCACCGAGCAGGAGAAGTGGTGTAAGTTGATTGAGGCGAACTGGGAAAGATACTTAGAAATACTTGACAGACCCCCATCGGATGTGGTATACTCCCGGGAATGAGAAAGCCGACGGGTAGCTCGCAAGGGTCCTGAGGCGCTCCGGTTGAGGGGACGGATTCCCCTAAGCTGAGGGTCCGGATTACCGGGTAGCTCCAAGCGTTCACTTTTCTTTTAACGTGCGTAGGAGCCAATAATGGTTAATACAGTCGATAATGTTTTTGTATCCACATACGAAAGCATTCTTCGCCACCTAGCGCAACAGAGGCCATCTAGGCTCCGTAGCAAGGTTATGGAGCGTGGCGTCAATTCTGAGGAGCATAACTGGGAACGGTTAGGCACTCGGGAAGCGCAAGTCAAGGCGACACGCCTGCAGCCCACCCCAGTTCAAGACTGGCCGTGGAGCCGTAGGGTTTCAGTCCCAGTAACGTACGATACCGGTGATTCCACCGAGCAAGAAGATATCGTACAGATGATCATCGATCCAAACTCGAATCTCGCGCAGTCGCAAGGCTATGCAATGAAACGAGCGTACGACGATGAAATCATCGCCGCCGCAACAGGCACAGCCCTTGATGGGCTGGGTGTCGCAAATCCCTTCCCGGATGCGCAAAAGGTCTTCGGTGTAACCGTCGACGTTTACGACACCAGCCTCAACTTCGATCTCGTGACGCAGGTAACTGAGAAGTTCCTTGACAACGACATCGACCCGGACGAGCCGAAATGTATGGTTATCGGTCCAGTTCAGGCGCGCAAGCTCCTGCAGCTGACGGAAGCCACATCAGGCGATTACGTCTACGTCAAGGCCCTCGCGGAAATGGGCTACATTGACAATTGGATGGGATACCAGTGGATTGTCTCCACACGGTTGAACCACCCAACCGCCCCCGGCACCGATATTGATTGCTTCGCCATGACAGGCAAGGCACTCGGTCTCATGGTTGATCGGGATGTAACGTCGCGGATCGCTGAAGACCCGTCTATCAGCTTTGCATGGCGCATCTACTCGTTCATGACAATCGGCGCAGTACGCGTTGAGGACGAGCATATCGTTAACCTGCAGCTGGCAGACACGATTTAACCCGTACTTCTGGCGAAGTGTGAGTTGGGGTCCCGATATCGGGACCCCTTTTTTACAGGAGAATCAAGTGGACAAGATTACAGCTGCCAGTATTGCTGAGTCGAAGCCCAGCTTTGTGGTCACCACGGAAGCTGCCGCTACTCTGACTCTTGGCGCGGGTGAAATCGGCATTTTTGTCGGTACCAACGTGAAAGACACCAACAATCAGCGTGTTGTTACAGCGCTTGAGGAATTGGTAGAGCTTCTGCGTGAAAACCAGTTTCCAACCGGTGTCAATGGCCTCAATCTGGCCACCGGCACTCCCCCGGGCAAGACCGGGTATGCTGTTACGGACGTAGCGGCCATCCCTGCTCTAACGGAGGACGAGGTTGTTATCGGCTATGGTAACAGTTTCTATCCGGATGGGAATTCAACCAATCTGTCGGCGTTTTTCAAGTCGCTGATTGAGTTGTTTCAGGAGCGTATCCTGAAACTCAACTAACGCTCACTATAAGGAGAACTCCATGAGAGTCGGAGCAAACGCAAGGCAATTCGCCAGAATTAAGAAGATGCATAAGGAGGGCACTCCTGCAAACATCATCGCCAAGACGATCCAAATGACGGATCAATCCTTGGAGAAGATATTGGCGCATCTGGACGGGCGTGAAGAGAGGCATTTGGCCACGGAGAACAATCCAGAGGTCAACGCAATGCGTCTCCAGAATGCAGAACTGGCTGCACGATTGGCCAAATACGAGGACCCGCAAAGTGGCGAAGCAAAAATCTCGACCGAAGAAATCGATGCTGAAATCCCCGAAGAAGAAGCAGCCGAAGAGGTCGAAGCTGAAGAGGAAGAGTAGCCTCAAGTCCTCTAGGGGGTATTGATGCCTACTCTTACCGATGCGCGTTTTGACGCGCTACGGGTACTTGTACCCGGTGCCCCGCCCACAACTAACGATATGTTGCGGGCGTATCTGTTGGCGAATGGTGGTACGGGCGTTAGCCTTAACGACCTCTGGTATTCGTTCTTCATTGCACAGGGTATAGCCCCGGGCCACCACAATGATATGGCCAAGGCGTTCCTCGTAGCCGAGGGATTTCTGCAACCCCACCTTAACGACGCGTGGCTAGCCTTCTGGTTGGCCGGTGGCGTTCCAAGTGGTGGTGGCGGCGCAGGGTTTGTTACCCTCCGCTCAGTGGGTCCGACCTACGAATCCCCAACCGGTGCTGGCCCGACCTTGTTGGGCTTCCCGGCTGGTCGTCAAGTTGGCGATCTACTAGTGGTCAATGCTATCGGTACGTTCTTTACAGCAGCGGCACACCCAACTGAGAATCCGGGGCCATGGACCACAAGTATTGCTGATGGTAACCATGTAATCGCATGGCGTATTGCTACCGGCGATGCGAATGATAATTTCACCATGGCGGCCTTATCAGGCACATCGGCAGCCCTTGCGGTTATGTCGGCATTTGATTTGTCGGCAGGACCGTATACATCAGTGGCTCTTGCTGCTGGCGGCTTCTTGGCGAACAATGACTCAGGCGGCGGCACAGCATGGCCAACTTCAGGGTTTGCACAGTATAACAACGATCAGTCGTTGAGTATCGTACATTCGTTGAAGTCTACCAATGTAGTAATACCAGCTACCGGCGTTACCGACAACTATGACGCGGTTGTGGCCGCACTACCCAACACCACTGAATCTGGTGTTATTGCGTTGGGTGCCTTTGATGGGCTATCCGGTAACCCGGGCGGTACTCGGTCAAGTTGGTATTGTGTTAACTATCACGTGGCGGATGCTAATCCTGCCGAGGCAACGGGCTTCGGTACAGACCAGACGGAAATCCCAGAGTCTTCGGGCTTTGAGGTTGTTAGCTACTATGGCACGAGGTTGAGGATTACCCTGTAATGCCACGACCATCGCCCATACAAGATTCCTTCCAATCCGGATTTATCGGCAAGCGTATCCGAGGACGGGTTTCGAGCAACGCGTACAAGACCGGTCTAGCCGAGGCCTTGAACTGGCAACCTCTTGTACAGGGACCCATCCGGTTGCGCCAAGGTTCGAAATTCATCGAGGCGGTGGACCCCGATAATTGGCCATCAGGTCAGGCCGGGGTTCAAGGCATCCGGGCATTTACGTTCCAACGCGGGTTGGATGAGGATGTTATCGTCGAGGTTGGCGATACCGACATTGTTGTACGCAACTCGGTCACGGGTGAGGTAATCACAGGCGGTAATACCGGTAACTTGGTATCCGATCCCCTGTTCGATAACGTGACCAGCGCCCCGGTGCAAAGCTCTGAATGGGATACCGTTGAAACGGAGTATACTGCAGGTACTGACCCGGGCATACCCCAAGATGATACCTGCTCAGGCTCGATTGCCACAATCTACAACGGTGCAAATGGTATCCTGTTGTTCGGGCATCTGCACAATAGCCCCGGTGGTTGGCGTGGCCCGTCAATCGGAAACACGGCTGTTGGCATTATCACCCTCCCGGCAGGGTCGGAATTATTGGTCAATGAATTCAAGTTTACCTACAATCAACGCATCTACAATGACGAAGAGTCAGTATTAGGCGGTGCGCCGTGGTCAGACCCGGTTATCCGAGTAAACATCGGCACGACCAAGGGTGCGTCTAACGTATTCACCACAGATATTCCAATTGGTCCATTCACCACCGATAACGAGGTTACGATTAACTTCACCCCGGGTGGTGGTAATAACTCACTGTACTTTACCATAGGGTACGCATGGCCGAATGCGTCACCGTTCTTGGACATCACCACGGTTGGCTGTCATGACGACGTTATGCAGCTGCAACTTGGCAGAGGCGATCCGATTAGTTGGATTGCCCCTCTCGCAGGTGGGTCCGGTTCAGCAGTTGAGTTTGTATCGCCTTATTCGGCGGACCAATTGGAATGTCTCCAGTTTGCTATGGACCCGGGTGAGGCAGTTATGTACTTCTTCCACCCGGAAGTGGAAACAATGCGTCTCCGCCTTGCCAATGGCGAGTGGACGTTTGAGGCGTTGTCAACGATTACACTACCTTCGGTATATGTGGCACCTACCCCCAATGTTTGGGTAGCGGGCAATTTCCCGAGTTGCGGTGCAATTCACGAGGGTCGACTCTGGTTGGGGGCTACGCCCAATGAGCCTGCTACACTGTGGGCTTCGCGTTCGGGCAACTATCAAGATTTCAATGGTGCTGCCCCAGCGTCCAAGGACGACCCACTATTGTTTCCGTTGTCGTCGTCTGGTAATGTCCAGACCCTCACTAGTCGTAAGGAATTGGTGGTCAACACCGATATCTCGGAGGTTGTAGGCAATTCGGTACAGGGCGTAATCGCCCATGACGACTTCGCATTCCCGAAACAAACGGATTGGGGGTCAACTTGCGTACAACCAGTAGTAATTGGCCGGGACATGGTTTACACGTCCAACAGCCGGACAAGGCTGCGGACGTTCAACGACGAAGGTGGCACAAATTACGGTTGGGATGGCAACGAACTGAGCCTGTTGGCCCAAGAGCTATTCGGGAGTCCAGTACGTCGAATGGTCTTCCTCGACGAACCGGCCTATCAAGCATGTTTCCTGTTGGCTGATGGCACTATGGCTATGGCAACGTTCTTCTACCCAGAGAACGTTATTGGCTGGTGGAAGTACGTCACCGCGTATAATGGTAATCGTACCTATGGGGACGACACCCAACCGGGTCTACTTAACCAGCAGGACAACGTTAACCAGCCGACAAATCAGATCATGGACATCACCAAGATCAATACGTCCGCTGGGGCTAAGCTATGGATGATTGTTAATCGTACCGGCTTCGCGGGTACGCAGAAGGTAGGCCATGAAGTGTTGGCCTTTGACGACCCGATGGCCCCACCAGTTGCGCTGGATTCATGGTCAGAACGTACACCCTATGACGTGTTCTTGGATGGAATCCTGCGGTACGACGATGTTGACGAACTGACAGATCAGAGCGTTAACACGATCGTTAAGCATGTGGACCCATTGGAAGGCACAGTAACCTATACAGTACACCCCAATACTACCGTTATTGCTGGGTTTTCAAGTCCCCTCGAGAATTGGGTGGAGAGTGGGGACACTGTGTATGTCGGCCTATTCTATGACAATGAATTTGAACTGTTGCCGTACGAGGGTTCATCTGCCCGGGGAACGGCACAGGTGCAGAAGCGTCGTTGGAACGAGGTCGTTTTGCGGTTGAATAACTCCGCTATACCCTTGGTCAATGACGAGGTACCGCAAGATCGCACCCCGGCCAGCCCAATGGGAACCGGTGAACCGATCGTGACAAGCGATGTGGAGTACACGGAACTTGGCTCGGATGATCAGGGCCAATTGAACATCAAGCAGGATAGGCCACTACAATCAGAGGTACTGGCCATATTTGGCAAGCTGAGGGGAAGTGAAATCTAATGGCCACAGAAACAGAAATTGCTAATCTGGCCCTGACGTGGCTTGGGCAGCGGTTGATCAACTCGTTGAACGATAACCAGAACGAGGCTAAGATCATGAAAGCCAACTACCCGTTTGCGCGGGATAAAGTGCTGGCTGAGCATGCTTGGACGTTCGCTCTTCGTCGTGAGACACTGGCCCCATTAGCGGCACTCCCGGCATTCGGTGGTGGCAGACAATTCCTCATACCCAATGATGTATTACGGGTATTCAGGGTATACCGCCCCAACGTTGCGTCGCAATCTGGTACGTTCCAGAACGCGCCCGGGTGGGTCCGTGAAGGTAATCACATTATTGCCAATCAGGATCAAATCTGGTGCCACTTCATCTTCCGGCAGACGAATACAACTTTCTTCTCTGTGCCATTTGCTCAGGCGATCGCGGCCAAGTTGGCCACGGATACCTGCATTGCACTGACGGAGAACCTAAAGCTGTTCGACAAGATGGACGTGTTGTACGGTGACAAATTGCAGGAAGCTACGGCTTCTGACGGATCACAGGGCAGAACAGAGGTCATGAGAAGTAACAGGCTGACGGGAGCGAGGACAAGATAATGGGTGCATTAGCGGCATGGGCTGGCATCATGAACTTTGGAATTGGTAATTCCATGAGTGACGAGCAACGCCGAATTGACAAAGAACGAATCGATCTTCAATATAAGGACAACCTTGAGAAGATTCGTCGTCGTGCGTTTACGCAGGAACAGACCAAAGGTGCTGCCAAAGCGCTTAGCGAAACTGCTGGCGTTCGCCACACCCCTAGCTCAACTCCTCAGGGTTACATGAACGTAATGACATCCGAGTTCAAGAAAGAACTAACTTGGATGAAGCACTATGCTGTAACGGCCAGAAGGCTCGGATTGCAGCAATCTGCCTTGGAGCGCAAGGGCAGGCAGATGGACTTGGTTAAAGATAGCATCAATTTGGGTGCTTCGATTTATGGGATGGGCTAGTGGCTAAACTACCGGGAATAGTGCAACAGCCAGTAGGCGAGTATGCCCTAGGCAATATCCCGCAGCCTGATAAGGCTAAGCTGGGTAGGCAAACGGCTGGAGCTTTTGGCGCGGCTGTGGGCCTATTTGCCTCGATCATGAATGAAAAACTTGTGTCTGAGGTCGATGAAGCCACCGGCCAAGCAGCCAAGGAAATCAGTGAGCTTAAAGCTATTCTGGTTAACGAGAACACTGTCGACGCTGATTGGGTCGGAGACGACGCCTTAGGTGAGATACAAATCTCTACTACCGAAAATGGCGAAAGAGAAGTAACCACCGACATCAAGATGTTTACGCATGATGTTGCGGACGAACTGTGGGAAAATCGGACTAAGGAGATTATTGACCATTACGCTGGCACTATCACTTCTGCCAAAGCCAAGGAGAAGTTCATTGGCGAAATGAATGAGCGTTATGTCGCTCCGGGGACAGGGCAGATTGCCGCCGCCAACATTGTGCGCAGCAGGGCTTATTCTCAGGCGCAAGCTGAGCGCGCTATAGAGGAAACGCTCGCGAGCGACGCGCCCACGGAAGTAAGAGAATCACAAGCTCGGGAGATTCTGTCCCGTCAAGTTCTCCTTGGTGCGGACCCGGTTTGGGCCGAGAAGCAACTCGCCGCTCTTGGGCCATCGATCGACCAGATGGATGTACATAATGCCATCCTCGACGCTCAAAGTGCCGACGAAATTGACCAAATTGAGGAGGACATGTGGACCGATGGTAATCGCATGTCCCCGGAACAAATGCGCACTATGTCGTCCCAGATGGACGCAAGGCGCAGGGATTACTTGGCCGAGGACAGGATTCGGCAGGACACCAATGCTGACAGTATGTTCATGGACTACCATAATCCCGATGTGGACGTGAATGAAATGGACGTGGCCAGAGCCGTTCAGTCGCAGCAGATTACCCGCGAAGCCGGGTGGACCTTTATCAACTCGTTGAACAAGGGTGGTACTACAAGAGCCAGCGACCAGTGGACGCTAAGCCGGTACCGGGGCGAAATACAGCGGCTGCAGTACACGGGTGGCCGGGACAATCTCCGGGTAACGGACAAAGCCAAGCTGCTGAAGCTTATCATCACCCGTGGGTCCATGGGCCTAACACCCCAAGGCACACCCACTGGCGTACCGCCACAAATCACCGGTCAGGATGCGTTTACCCTGAGTGCAGAGGTCGATAGGGCAGTTAAGCTAGCGGTGGAGAACGAAGAGTACAAGAACGCTTTCCAGAACGTCTTACTCTGGACCCGATCCAAGCTTGACTTTGAGGGTCAGATCGTCACAGCATTTGGCGGCGACCAGAATCAGGTTGATGCGGCGGTCGCGTTCAAGAACGCACTGGACAATTACATGGACTCGTACGGTGTTGATGCCAAGCCGGTCGATTTCTTCGAAGCCAACAAGGATGCATATGACCCACGGAATTTCGTGAATGGGGTCAACGGTGCCTTCTTGCAGAATGTACCTGCTGCCAAGCCGTTCATGAACCAAGTCTCTGCTAGAGAGCTTGAGTTTACTCAGGCGCAGCAGGAGAATTTCGTTCTGTGGTTGAACGACAACGCGGAGTCGATGGGAGCAGCAAGGTACAACGAAGTGTCGTCCTTATTCGACCAGTATTACCGGGGTAGGGGCATTGCCCCAGCTGGCGGTGCACTTATGCTGGAACCGGACGATCCCCTATACAGACAATTCCAACAGGCAATACCAAATGAGTAGTGCTGGCGATCGGGTACAAGAAGAGGCACGGCAAATACGTCGTGCTAGGCTTGAGGCTGCTGGCCTTGCGGAGCAGTATGACTTGTGGAAGGAGGCCTTGCCCCCGGATACAAGCGACGGTGACGCTTATAACCTATTCATTCAGTCTCAGGTAACTGAGGAGGCCGCTCAACAGGGGCGTGTCTCCGTGTCCACGGGCGGCGAGGAAGGCGTACCCGATATAGAGGTACCGACCCCCGGTCCCGATGCCGAGGAAGGTGGTCCCGATGCGCCCGGAGATACATCGGAAGGCGGGGGCGATGGCCCGACTCTCTCGGACCTTATAGCACCCCCTCAGGACCCAACTGCTCTGAAGTTAGTTGAGGGCATGTGGGTACCACCGGAAGAGGCTGCTGCCGAGAATTACGAAGAGCCTTCCACCTACCAGATGTCCCGCTCCAAGGAGTGGATAGACAATGCCCGTGTCGTGCACGATTTCCTGAACAAGGATAGCATATGGAATGCCCCGCAGTATGAGGGTACCGGAATGCGCCCAGACCCACTTACCGACGAAGAGCTTGGTGAGTGGGCGCGCAATGAGCTATCCGGGTTCAATTGGAACGTGATGAACACGATGCAATGGGCACAGAGGCTTACGGGTGAGGATGCAGACCCCAAGGTGGCCCTAGCCTTCCTGAACCTGTCCAATATGTATGACCATTCGGACGGGTCGGCAATGGACTTTGCGGGTGCGTTGGGTGAGATTGCCACTGACCCCACTACTTACCTCGGACTTGGGGTTGGTAGCGTTGTGGCCAAGGGTGCATCCAAGACCGTAGCCAAGACCGGCCTCAAGAAATGGCTGCAGGGCGCAATCATCGGCGCAACGGCTGGCGCTATTGAAGGTGGTGCTATTGCCGGTGGGTTTGACCTTACTGTGCAGAATGTTGAGCAGGAAGCCGGGGCTAGGGAGGACATTGACTACGGCAGGGCTGGTATAGCAACTGGCATGGGTGTAGGATTAGGTACACTCCTTGGCGGAGCCGGTGGTGCTTGGGCTGGCCGAAAGGCGGATAAGCTTCTTCAGGCCATTAATGATTACAAGGCCGAGATTAAGGCCCGGGACGTTTTCCTTGACGAAAGAACCGGGCAGGAACTTGGTGAGAAAGAATTGATGCAAATGCTCGAAGCTTCCAGCAGGGCAACGGAAGGTACGGGTAAGAGGGACCTTGATGCCCAGATAGCTATGCGCATTCTGGGCGACGATGGTAAGATTCCCCGGCTGGAAGATGGCAGCATGGACTTCAAGAAGATGATCAAGATCATCGAAGATGTCAATGCCGAGAATGCTGCGTACGAATTGGCCCAGCGAAAAAAGGCGGCTGAAAGGTACTTCACCGGCCAAGACCCGAATACCATCAGGACAATCGAGCAGGGTGGATACAAAATCACCCTTGGCGAGCAGGGTGACCTGCTATTTGATCTGGCGGGATTGAACGATGCCCAGATCAGCAAGATTCAAGATGCGGCTGACGCAGCCGGGGTAAAGGTCGAGGGCGATGCCTTCCCTAATGCCCCGGACGATCAGATTGATATATCTGAGTACATTGTTGTCCGTGGCGGCAACGAAGAAATGGCTGCATTTGCCGATACGCTGACCGGGAACGTACTAACTTTCCCGGAGCCAAAAGCCGGTAAGCCAGCAGCTCAAGCAGCCGACAGGCTCCAAATCTCCGATCCAGAAACGCAGAAGTTGGCCCAAAAGGTCTACGAAATGCAGGAACTGGAGAAGGGCGATATTGTCATTCGCACTGAGGGTCGCCCGGGAAGTCGAGTCGTGGACAAGATGGGCGATCACCACGAGATAGTGGGTCGTACCAAGAATGGCTGGTATAAGCTACGTAACCAGCTTGGCCAAGAGTCGAACGTTCGGCGCAAGGACTTCGAAGTCGTCGACAAGGCTCCGGCCCCACGCAAAGCTGGCCCGATGGAGTTGGACCCGTTTGGCAGTACTGCCGCTAAGATCATTGAAATGAACGAGCGGGCGTTGGACCCTGCCCATAGGCTGCAGAAGGTTGAGACGACCCACAAAGAGCAGCAGGCTCTGGCCGAAAGTCTCGAAGAGATTGGCATTACTCCTCTGATCAATAAGCCGATCTACAGCGGTTGGGCACCACACGAATTGCTCGCACTCCGGAACATCTACGAGAAGCAGGCAAATGGTATAATGGACATGGCTAGACAGCTAGAGTCCAAGTTGCGGAACGAGGGTCGGCTACTTGATAGTGATCTGGCGCGGTTCAATAACGCCCACTCCATATTTGTTGCCACCCGGGACACGTTTTACGGCGTATCGGGTAACGCTGCCCGTCAGCTGAACATCCTGCGATCTAAGCCTGTTAGTGGGGTGTATGACTTTAATCAGTCCCTGATGGACTCTATTGGTATACAGGGTGGCCGTGCCAACACGGAGCGGGCCATTACCATGATGTCCGAGTTCGCTGCACAACGGCATACCCGGGGTAAGAAAGGACAGGTTGAGACCCTTACTAACCTTAGTAAGAGCATATGGGGCAATCCGACAGGGGCGATGTTACTGAACATTCGGTATAACATGATGCTGTCGAGTTGGCGTACCCATGCGTTCAACTTTATCGGTAACTCCGCTTCGGGTGTATACCAGCACTTGATGGTTAGCCCGGTGAAGATGGGCATCAACAATTTCCAGTACGCCCGTGAATTGGCGTGGGAACAGTTGATGAAGCCCTTCCCTGAGAAGGTAAGGAATCGGTATGGGGCTGCACCCGACCCGGCTGACCGTATAACGAGGCAACAGCTGGTTGCTGAATGGCGGGGCCACTATTCCGGTGCACGTGACAGTTGGATGTTGGCCAAAGAAATTTTGATGGGCCGCGATATCGGTGAGGGTAAGGTCTGGAACGAACTCGGCCTACGGTATAATGTGATCAACGTACCCGAGACTCGTCTTGGCAAGACGCTAACCACCCCGGTGCGGGCACTTGAGGCGGGTGATGCCTTCTTCAAGAATCAGTACTATAATTCCAAGATACACGAACTGGCCAGTATCAAGGCTCGGTACGACGAAGTACATGCTGGCAAGGACTACCAAGAACGGTATCAGCATTACGTCGATAATCCCGCTGAAATGGGTGGGCAAGCTGAGCGTGTAGCCCGGGAATTTGCGCAGAAGCAGACCTACACCAATGACCCCAACATATACGGGGGTATATTGTCTACGCTGGCGGAATCTGCGGCCAAGATGCAGAACAAGCATCTATCGGTTAACATGATCATCCCATTTGTACGTACCCCGGCGAACTTGCTGAGCTACTCGATGGAAATGATCGGTGTGCAACAGGCACTGACCCCATCCAAAACCTACCACTCCATTATGAACGGTACGGCGCAGGAAAGTCAGGAGGCTCTGGCCCGTCTTACCATCGCTGCAGGGCTGTGGTTGGTCGTGGCGGAAATGCACCAGAACGGTCAAATTACGGGCACTGGCCCGACCAACTGGGAAGAACGCAAGGTGTGGGAAGCCGCAGGATGGCAGCCAAACTCTGTCATGATCCACGGCAATTGGGTGGCAATGGACCGCGCAGCCCCGGCTGGGCAATCCCTGTCCACCATAGCATCGGTATTTGACTACTATGCTATGACCCAGCAGCAGGATAAACCTGCTATGGAGTGGGTCGGCGCAGGTCTATTGTATACTGCCGATATGATCCTTGACGAGTCCTACTTGTCAACGGCCATGGACGTAGTAACTGCCATATCGTCGAAGGAAGAGGCCCGAATCCGATCGGCTTCGTCCAGTATGATTACCTCGGTATTCGTACCCAATCTTCTGCGTGACTTGCGTCGCCCAGCGGATGAATTGCAGCGTAGCACTACCAGTGTCAATCTACTGGACCAGATGCACAAGCAGATGATGAATGCGACCCCTAATTTCCTCGATGTCGGACTTGGCAGTTCGGAAGATTTGCCGCCCTCACGCGATTGGAAGGCAGACCCTAAGGATTACTTTGGTAATGCCTACGTTCGGGCACTACTCCCGTTCAATGTCAAGGACCCCAGTGATAACGACCCGGCATCAATGGCTCTGGCCTACTCAAGAATTCCGGTATCCGTACCCAACAAGACCATAGCATGGCCTAGGGGTCAAGGGGATGCAATCGATCTGTTTGCTATGGACAATGGCCAAGGGTATGTTTACGACGAATACCAGAAGCTAATGGGCAAGAACCGCAAATTTGCGGTAGATACCCTAATGGGCACTGACTATTGGCGTTCGCTGGTGGAAAATGGCCAGATTGGCCCCGGCTCGGACGGTGATTTTGCTTTACGACAGGCGCTCGGTATGGGAAGCAAGTTCGGTAGGCTGGAAATGCTGAACTTCCTGATCGAACACAGTGGAGAGAATAACACCTACAAGCGCATAGGGCCGGATGGTACGGAAGTGCCATACCTTATCCAGCACCCCGTCAGTGTTGACACATATATCCAGTTGCGAGAGGCTGTCCGCAGGGAAGGCTACGAGCTAACTGAGGAAGAGAAACAGTACATGATCAAGAAGCCCGTCGAAGGTCCGGAGTTCTTTAAACCATGACAGTCCAAGATACTACACCTAGCGTTACCCACGTAGGTACAGGTGCGCAAGTATCCTTCCCGTTCACTTTCCGGGCGGACGATGTTGCGTGGCTGACGGTCGATTTCCTTACGAACTTCGACCAGTTCATCCTCAACGCCGATCAGGACAACAACCCGGGCGGTACAGCAGAATACACCGTGGCTCCGCCCCTTGCGCAGGAACTGACGATTGCCCGGGATACGGCCAATACTCAGGAACTGGACTACACAAGATATGACCCATTTGACTCGGAATCGCATGAAGACGCTCTCGACAAGCTCACCATGCAGATTCAGGATATCCAGTATTTTGTAACCACGGGCTGGCAGCAGGATTTCGACGATCTGGACAACGTTGACTTCGCGACGAAAGTCGACGGGTCGATGATCTATTGGGATGATGGGGCTGGCAATTGGGTAGACACCGCTGCACAGGTAAGGTATCTGGGCGGCACGTTCCGTGTTGATGCCCCGTCGTCGTTTGTCGGTAATGTTTCCTTTGAGGCGAATGCGTCCAGCATTAGTGGCAACTTCTTCCGGTTCCTGAATGCCAGTAACCTGCGCTGGGCGGACCTTGCTACCACCAGCCTGACTGACTTCGACATTACTACCCCCAACTTGGCCAATGCCCGGTTCATCGGGTTTACTGGCCGTGTTATGCAGGACGCGGAGACACTTGCATATGTAAGTGAAATCCCGGTCGTGATAAGCGACCACACCCTCTTATCCAACATAGGAGTAAATACCCATGTTCAAATCGATACTCACATCGCGGACGGGACAATACATTTTAGTGAAGCCAGCATCGATCATACGGCAATTGCTAACATCGGGATTAACTCCCACGGTGTTATTGATTCTCATATTGCTGATGCAACTGTCCATTTTGTCCAGACTGCGATTGATCATACAGTCATTGCCAACGTAGGTGTCAACACCCACGCACAAATCGACGCGGCCATCGTCACGTTTAACTCGCATATTGCGGATGCCTCTATCCACTTTGCAGATGCTCCAGCTGACGGGAACGATTATGCCCGTCGAAACAACCTCTGGAACCAAGTCTTCTCCGGAGTTACGGACCACACGGCGTTAACCAGCATTGGGGTAAATACCCACGTTCAGATTGATGCGCATATTGTGGACGCTACGATCCACTTTGCTGACGCTCCTGCGGACGCAACGTCGTACGTAAGGAACAACAATCTGTGGGTCCCTGAAACCCCGGGCGGTGTAACAGACCACGGGGCGCTAACCGGTCTTGCGGACGATGATCACCCGCAGTATTACAACGGTACTCTGGTCTGGACGGGCAACCTGCAACTGGGCGGGTTCAGTTTGGAAGAGTGCAACGAGTTTGATAATCTGTCCGGCATTTACAACTTCTCTACCGTTGGCCCGGGCGACCCGACCAACCCAGATATCGTTGAGGGCTACATACGGATTCGCTCCGCTGACTTCAACGACTATGCCAGCATAGGCTTCCCCAACGACGAACGGCTTGAGATCATCAACCGTGCACATGGCGGACAACTTGCACTACGTGGGGAAAACTCTGGCGGCACATTACAGTACCTATTCCGCGCCAATCCAGACTTAGGTGTAATGACCTATTGGAATGGGCTACAGGTTACTGAAACGGTGGACCCTGTAATTCAGGGCGGACTACTGGTCGACAACCAGCTAACCGGCACCGGACTTGAGCGGGTACTGACCCAAAGCGATCTAAACTTCGGTATTACCGGATTTGGTATATGGCGCTATCGCGTTGCGACTGATGCTTTCCCGGCAGCGGGGCGGTTGCAATTCAATAACGCTGACCCAGCGCTGGCGACGAACTTGTACGTTAATGAGATTAACGACAACAGCGCGGACATGACCAACTTCCTCGACCTATTGGCCGATGGGGACGTAATCTATCTACAGGTTACGGACACATCTGGCCAGAATGTCGTAGTAGAGATTGGTATACCGGTCAAGAACGCGGACGTTTATACGTTCCCGATCGCATCGGTTAACACACAAGGAACACCCTTCACTAACAATGCCTCGATGGCGTTTGTTGCATCCATTGGCGCGGGGGCAGGTGGTACTAATGATCACTTGCTCCTGATCAACATTGGAGTGAATACCCATGCGCAGATTGATACACATATTGCAGATTCGACTGTCCATTTTCTGGAAGCATCAATCGACCATACGGCGATTTCGAATATTGGTGTCAATAGCCACGCTGCTATTGATACTCACATTGCTGACGGTACAATTCATTTCACCGAAGGCAGCATAGACCATGGGAGCATTGCCGGTCTAGCAGACGACGACCACACCCAATACGTCCTAGACGGAGTGGGTCGGGCTGGCATACAAGATATCATTGGCGGATTGGCAGCGAACGATGTAATGTCGCTCGAGGCAACTTCCGATCCAGCCCGGGGTACGATCCTTACGAACTCGGCTGTTCGATCTACTTTTGATTGGACCAGTGGTACGGCTAATGCAGCCTTCCAGTGGAATCCTACGATTGCGGCATCCGGGGGCATCATTACCGCCTTCATGGACTTGGCGGCGAACATCACCGTCAATAATGCCCTATTTATCCTGTCGGCGCTCGATACCCACAACGTTCTGGAATGGACGGTTAACCCGGGATTTGCGGTCACAACCACCTTCTTTGGTCGGGACACATTCTTAACGACGACTGCCGGTATTGCCCCGGCTCAGTGCTTCGTTTACGCCGCGCAGCATGCTTATCAGAACAATGGCGGTGGGGCCGTAACCGTCACCAACTATCGTGCCCTGAGCTTTGCCCCGATCCTTCGGGCGGTGGGCGGCGGCGATAATCTACGGATTAACAACATAAACGGCCTCACAGTGGGTCCGCTTTGGAATACCAATAACGCGGGAGCCACAGCCGATTTTGGAACCATCCGTGGCGTCCACATGCTTAACCCGGCACAGGCTCTATTTGGCCAATCGCTGGGAACGGAAGAGTGCGACAACATCATCGGCCTTGACTATAACAATATGACCCTCAGCACCAGTGGTGTAAGGGCAGTAGTCCGGTCGTCGTTAACCAACTCTGCAAGCAACTGGCTGATCCAGAACTTGGGCGGGGCTGACTCCGACTTCGGGGCTGGTGATATCCTGTTCAACGATTCAGCCGGTACTAGGTATGGTGACTCAAGCGATGTTTTCCTGTTCTACAACTCGGCACAGGCGGCACTTGCGTTCAGTTCATTCTTCGGGGTGACCAGTAACCCACTATACTTGCGACCAGATGCATCCGATGTTTGGGCATTCCAGCAGGACAACGGTGGCGGCGCTGATATTGGGCTACAGTTTAACGTCAATGCCATCGCGTTCGGCGTAACGGTCCCGACCCCTAATTCCAATAACTGGTTTGTCCAGTTTGCCGGTCCTAACCTACGGCAGGTCCAGATTGGAGGCGAGTACTCCGATGTATTGTGGACCGCCAGTGGGTCGATTGATGTTAACGGCCAAGCGGTATCCGACCTACAGGCGTTCAAGATCAACAGCCCTGCGGTCATTCTGAACGGCGGCACGATTAGTGACATATCGAATCTCTTCGTTCAGGCGATGCCTTCGTTCGGGGCTACCCGTACACAGGCTCTCCGGGTTCTAGGTCGCGCCCGGGTCGATGGCAGGATGAACCACGGCAGCGAACAACCTGCACAGCTTACCGCCAGCGTAAACAACTGGCAGCTAGCGGCGAACAACAACCAACGTGCCTACGTTATTCTTACTACTGACGGGTCTGGGCCTTACAACGTTACGGGCATTGACTCGGCCTTTGGATTTGCGCAGATCGGTGAAGTCGTAACGATTTACAACGCATCTGCAGATACCATAACTTTCACCCACTTGGACGTACTCAGCCTCGCAGCCAACCGACTTGATATGGTCGGCGCAGCCGGTGTCGCTGTGGGTCCGAGGGAATCAATACGCTTCTGGTACGACGACCAAGGAAGCGCAACTTGGTTCCACATTCAGGAACAATAGGAGACTTTCATGCCCTTGACAGCGGACCAGCGATCTGATATACTGGCATATCTGGCGGACGAGGCCGAGACAGCCGGTGTTGAAATCGGTATGGAATTTATCCTCGACCACTGGGATAACATCACTAACGCAACACAGATGGAGAGAAAGGCACTCAGAAGAGAAATCCGGATGTTAAGGGACCAACGTCCGATACTTCGTCAGCAGCTTGACGATTTAGTAGCAAGGATAGCGGCAATTGACGCAATTTTAAACCCATAATAAGGAAAATAGCATGAACTATGATATGCAAGCACCCTTGATCGGTTTCAATGGAGATTCGATCAAGAAGTCCGAAACGGACGATTCGCCAGTAACCCTCGGGGAAACTTTATCCATGGCGTGTGTAAACGCGTCCCCTCAGAAGTACGCAGATGGCGAGGCAAAGCTCAAAGTCTACCGTGTCCTCCAGAAGATCGGGGTTAAGGACATTGGGGAAGTTGAGCTTGAGGCAGAGGAAATTACTCTGCTGAAAGCACTAGTTGGTGACATGTACGGTGTTGCCGTGGTTGGCGCTGTCGAGGACCTTCTGGAGCAACGTCACTAAGGATCGGCTATGACAGTCCAAAATACGCCCAGTTTCGTTGAGTATACGGCGGATGGGATACAAACGTCGTTTAACTTTACGTTTAGGGCGGATGATACGTCGTGGGTCATTGTTAACTATCTTGTTAACTTTGATGTCATTACGTTAAATCTTGATCAGGATGCTAGCCCCGGGGGTTCGGTGTCTTACACTGTGCCCCCGCCTGATCAGGAGCTAATCCGGATCGAACGGGCAGTACCCGCCTCGCAAGAGCTGAATTACACCCGGTACGACCCATTCGATTCAGAATCGCACGAGGGTGCGCTTGATAAGCTGACCATGATCCTGCAAGATCAGGTCACTTACATCGATGTGGCGGACATGAATCTGCAAGCCCAGATCGATCAAGAGGTTATTGATCGTGCGGCGGCAGACGTTATCCTGCAAGCGAACATCGATGCAGAAACCGCTGCAAGAATTGCGGGGGATGCCGCCAATGACGCTGCAAGAATTGCAGGGGATGCTGTTAATGCAGCGGCCATTGCAGCCAACAACCTGCTTATCACCACCGGCACTTCCCCGGGTCATACCCACGTAATTGCCGACATCATCGATTATGTTGCTCCCTCGGGTACTGTTCCGGATGGCGTAGCAGAAGGCAACCTTCTCCGCTGGAATAACACCCTAATGGGATGGGAGAATACTCCTTACCTATTCCCTGCCGCTGATGGCGGGGCGGGTGAAGTCCTAACGACCGACGGGTTTGGCAATATCACCTTTGCAGCTGCTGGCGGTGGCGGAACCATAGGTGGGTCCATTGCCAATAACCAGATTGCGGTCGGGTCGGGTGTTGATACCATTGGCGGTAGTGCCGATCTTACAATCGATGGCAACTTCTTCACGATAGCCAATCTTAGTAGTGGCATCCTGTTACGGGATGGGGCATTCCTTCGGATGGCAAGTCCCGCCGACACCGAATTCGCTACCTTCTTGATGGACACCCTTAACATCTTCCGATTGCTTGGATCAGGTGTAGACGAGTGGCACATCCAAGATGGCATACAAATCAGGCTGTTTGATTCTGTTGATACTGATTACGCTGCCATGCAGATCGAGTCTACTACAATGGCCCCGGCAGAGGCTATGGTGTTTACCTCGACCGGCAATATTGAAGTCTTCTCATTTGACAAAGGCATCAATATCGATGGCGGCAGCATCAATATCCCTTCAAGCGCCCGACTCGCCTTCTACCGGTACGGTGATTCGATATCAAGCTACATTCGGGGTGCGTCGGCTAGCAATGACATTGAGTATATTGCAGTTGCCGCTGATCATCTTTTCACCGGAACGGTGGAGTTTGGGGACAGTTACCGTATTCCGCGCCTCCAGTTTTCGATTATAGCCAACTCAGTCACAGTCGATGTCAACCAGACTAACGCCTGTATTATTGATATTGATGATGCGGGAGCCACTGGTAACTTTAACGTTGTGTTGACAGCCCCGGCAGCAGGTACCGGTTACTACATGGAAATGGTCATTGAGTTCCGGCAGGGATCACCAGCTTTTCAACCTATCTGGCCGGGAAGTGTAAGGTGGCCGGGTGGAACAGCCCCAACTCTGTCGACCACGGTTAACGACATAGATGTTGTTCACCTATGGACAGCGGATAACGGTGTTAACTGGCAGGGATCGTCTCAACTGGATTATTCTTAATGCTATTGGCTAAGGGTGGAGCATTTGGCGCAGGTGGGGCGGTTGTCACCGTAAGCGGTGGCACTATAAATGCTTTTGCCTTCATGTCACAAGCAACCGCCGATCTGTGGCTTGAAATCGATGGCACAGTTACGAGGGCACTTAACTTTGGGGTAAGGACCCAACTAGTACCCGCGACTAATTGGGTTCGACCTGTTAGCGCATCCCCCGGTTCTTACCGGTGTCGGTTTACTAACCTTGCCGGGGACGCTTTGAACCTATCGTCGCAAACCGAGAATACGTGGCGCAACGTATCGATAGGCGATTATCAGTGGCGACAGATTGATAACAGCCCGACATTTGGCGGTCAAACTTCGACGTTTACCGTTGAAGTCGACGATGGGTCCACCCTGCAAGACGATGGCATTTATCAACTCTCCGCCGACCGGGAGGACTTCTGATGGCGGTACGGCACGACAATTTAGGGCTAGATGGAACAGGCCAATTTCCGTATGCCGAAATGGACCACGTTCATGCAGGTGATACTTACATCATCCGGGTAACTGCCATACCCCCTTATCGTACCCCAGCAGACGAATTGAACTGCCACGTCGACTGGTTTAACATAACGCAGGCTACACAGGGCCGTTGGGCCAATGTCCTGCTCCCAGCAAAACAAGGCGGAGAGGGAAGGCGCGGACCCATGTTACGCTACTTCAATACCCACATATGAGACACTTACTACTATTAGGGGTCCTGATGTCGGGACCCCTGTTTGCCAGCGGAACTGACATCGAGCAAGAGGTTAAAGTCATAGGCGGGGATACCGTTGTCGACGGGTCTAAAGCCATTGGGTTTGGTCGCAGTTCCTTCGACGTGGATATTAACCAGTGCATGGGGTCTACGGCTTGGGATACCATCCTTGTCGGGAAGCAGAAGCTGGTCCTCAACAAGTGGTGTGCAGCGGAAGTCTACGATGCACGTGGGTTGCACAATGTTGCGGCCCGTCTACGTTGTCAGATACCCGAGATTGCGGACCTATTCGGACCCGGTGAAGACTGCGTATTAGAAAATACTCTCCCGGGCGGGGATGGGGGGATAGCTACCACCGTACCGACCCCCGGTCCCGATGAGCCGGGATACCGTCCCGATGAGGCCGGAGAGGTATCGGAATGCGGGGGTCCGTGCCCGGACGTGGCCAGTATTGTGCAGACCCGGATAGAGCAACACACAGAAGAATACGAAAACCTTGAACAAAGACTCGCCAGAATGGAACGGGGCAATGCGGCGGCGGCAAAGAAGCGCCGTGAGTACGCACAACAGACTATGGAGAAGTTAAGTGACAATGACCCAGAAGAGTAAACAGGTAGCTATGTGGGTCGGAGGTTCCATCATTGGCGGTGGACTAGTCCTTACGATCATAGGCATGGCTGCCCAATTTTGGATCAGCACTGAGGTTAAGGCCCAGCTGGAAGATATACCCGAAATTGTGATCCCCGACACTACCCAATTAACAACCGACGTGGCCGCTATTAAGGCGACGGTCGACGGAATTGACGACAAGGCGGATACCGCCATTGAAAACCAACAAAGATTCGAAGAAATCTTTATGGAGTACCTCCAAAACGAGGCTAACCGATAATGGAACTAAGACTCACCCGGTTCAGTGGGGGCGATGAAGCTACGCTGGGCATCTTACGTGTCAACGGCAAATTCTTCTGCTATACGCTAGAAGATCAGTACAACGTGCCCAAGGTTCCGGGTGAGACCAGAATTCCACCGGGCACATATAAAATAACCCTCCGTGATGAAGGGGGTATGACACAACGCTACGCCAAGAGGTTCGATTTCCACATGGGGATGTTGTGGCTACGGGACGTACCGGATTTTAAATTCGTGTACATTCACACCGGCAACAATGACGACCACTCAGAGGGTTGCATCCTAGTGGGCGATGGCCAAGTACAGAACGTGACCGAGCGTGGGTCTGTCCAAAGTTCAGTGGCAGCTTACACTCGACTGTATGAGGCAATCCTTGGGGCACTCGCCCTTGAGGAAATCTCTATAACGATTGAGGATCAAGATGGGCATACTTAGCAAGATATTCGGCGCTGACGATGCAATCGCCGGGGTGACAGCCGTGGGGAACATCGTCGACAACATTTTCACCAGCAAGGACGAAAAGCTGACCCACCAAGAGGTACGAATGCGGATCGCTCAAGCCCCTGATATGATGCAAGGGGAACTCAACAAAATCGAGGCCCAGCACAGGTCCAGATTTGTGGCGGGGTGGCGACCGTGGATCGGTTGGGTTTGCGGGATGGGGGTACTGAATATGGTACTGATCAACCCGTGGATTCAGTGGATTACGGGTCAACCGGGGCCGGAATTGCCCCACCAAACCATTATGCAACTGACTCTCGGTATGTTAGGTTTGCTTGGAACCATGCGTACTGTCGAGAAGGTTAAGGGTAAGGCGAAATAATGCCATTCAAATCTGCCAAACAGCGGCGGCTAATGTACGCTGCAGCAGCGGGGAAATCCAAGAAGGTTTCGAAGAAAGCGGCCAAGAAGTTTATCTCCCACAGCAAGGGGAAACGCGCCACATCAGGTCGAAGACGTAAGAAGAAATCCCGCTAGAACAATATTCTCCCTGAGTCAATGCTCCCGCAAAATGGGTGGTAAAGGACCCCATGTCCATCGCGTGTAAGACGATGCAGGGGTCCTTACCTTTGATCCAATCCCCGTAAAGAACCTCTGCTAAGGTGTCTGTATCCCGGAAGGTAGTATCAATCCGGAGGGTTCGGGTTCCTCGGCACCACTTGATGTAGGTGACTCCACGATCAAGTAAGTACTCAGGAATTGGATCAGTTCTTCGATGTCTATCTTGTCCTCCCACACCATTATCCCGGCTTCGAGCCAATCGGCAATTCGAGTTGTGTGCACAAGGGCAGGTACGTCCGTACCCGCAACCAGAACGTACCCCCGTTTCTTCCGCACGATAGCTTGTGCCAGCAACCACGGCTGACCTCCAGCTTTAACTCTCTTTCTGAACCATCCGGCCTGTGCAGGGCGGAGTCGAAGTCCCCTCTTTTCACTATTTGAAAATTTGAGTTCAATACGGTTCGTATATCCTCCGATACAATATTCGACATCAGGAGTTCCGACAGCTGTTTCATGACTTTCTATCCTCTCAAAGTGGCCGAAGGGTTTCAGCTTGGGACGTAGATATTTCCACATCTGTGCTTCGCCGCGATTGCTCATATCAAGAAATCCTCAGATAGCACCTGCACTTGAACATCAAGCACGGCTTCCCTAATGTTGTCTGGTATCCCCTCACCGCGAATATCCCCATTGAACTGCTCGGCCATTTGCTCATAGACCTGATTAGAGTGGGGGCCGAGCGCATGCAACCAGAGCCAGTACAAATCCGCCATTTTATCGGCCAGCTGGATAATGAGGGATTCATCCTCACTAAGTTCCCGCCCTGTGACTTTCTCATAGAGGTCGTTAAGCTCCCAGCCATTGTCCCTTGCCCTCTTCTTGGTGGGGGTTGGTATGTCCCCAGTGATAATCTCATCAAGATCATGCAGAAGAGCAGCCTTGATAATCTCGTAGTCGTCGACCCCGGCAATCTTGGCGATCGCCCGGGCAATGAACACTACGTCGAACGTATGCTCCGCTAGGCTCTGGGGGCGAACGGTCCGGACTATGTGCCACCGGGTAACCCCCGATGCCCGGAGTATGTCGTTAATCTTCATGTTGTAATACCCCATGTTCAAATTTCCACGTACGACCGATGTTAACGGCCATCTTGTTGTGGATTGCGGTTAGGGGGTCGATACCCGACATTTCGCAGATGTCGAGGGCAAGTATAAGGACATCGGCTATTTCGCCTTCGTCCACTTCGCCATCTTCTTTTAGCGACCTCCATAATTCCGGCACTTCTTCCATCGAAAGCTTCTTGATCGCGTCCGCTGGCGTACGTTCCGGCATGATTGTATTGGCCCACTTCCATATGGCCCGGGTTACCACCCTTAGCTCGTTTACGTTAAAGTCTGTCATATTAACCCTACGTCGTGATACGTGGGTCCAAATCCGACCCACCGTACGTTGCTGAAGTCGTCGATGTGGGCAACAATCTCTGCTACCCGGTCATGTTCGACATAGTTGGCGAAGTTGAGGAAGACTAGATCAGGTTGGCACCACCAACAAGCCTCCTCGATTTGCATCCTACTGTAAGTATAGATGCGGCGAATGCGGTTGGTGACAGTAGTTCTCTCGGGTTCTAGGCCCAACTCCTCCCAAGACAACTCCTCCTGATCCGCATAGCAATCACCACTTGTCCCCCCGACACGGATTGGCAGGGTTCGGCAGGTGCCGATTACCATATCAAGCATCCCGATGGGGATACCCAAATTAGAGAGAAAGGCCGCAGGTCCACAATCGCGGCTGGTGGTGTAGGGATAGAATTGGGTGTTGATCCCCAGACTGTATCCCTGCGACCCTTCTGCAAGTATACCGCTCGATGCCTCCAAGCGGATTATCCATTCTTCGTGACTGGCGACAAGGTACTCCCACTTCGTACCCTTAAGCACCTGTTTGGCCGTGATGGGCTTGTCCCGCCACATCTTATCACACATTGCGGCGGCGGACCCCTGCCTTGTCGAGGCTATGTGGGTCAGGCCTTGCTCGGCTTTAACATGCTCGTCGCTCAAGACCACGGCGTTCGGGTGGATGCGCAATGCCTGATCTGACCGGAGCCAGAGCATTTCCTCCTGCAACCGGCGCAGACTAAACACCGCCCCGGGGCCGATCAACACTTGCTTGATCTTGGACCCACAGAAGCTGGCTGGCAGCACCTTGGTCATGTACTTAACGCCCTGCGCTGTAATGTAGGTATGCCCCGCATTCGGCATATTGGCCGACACTACGGTGTCATAATCCCCGACCTCAGCCAGATACCCGCATATAAGCCCCTTGCCGGTCGACCCGAACTGCAGGTCTAATACTAGGTCAACCTTCGGTATCAAACTTGTCATGTGGTGGGACTTTATAGCGCCACTTTCGGACGCCCTTCGTTCTTGGACGGTGCTTAACGAAACCATAACTCTCTACCTTCTTGTAAAAATGGGCTACGCCCTTAGTTCTTATTTTCTTGTTATCCGCCCAACTATCGAAAGCGTCATACAAGTCCATTCTATCAACATCATCCGGCCAGCCCCCTTGTCCTTCATCGGGGACCCCCAAATCTTGCTTGGCAATGCACCGGTCCATCCATTGGTCAACCGCATCGCCTGTGGATCGGTATATTGCACGTTGTTGCTCGAGGCCTTTCGTCTCGATGGCCTTGGATAGGTTACTGGTGATCTTCCTCGCCAGTAAGTCGTGCATCATAGCTTCATACCCACCCGATTCCATTTGAGTGTAGAGGGCATCGAAGTAGCTCCTCTTATTCGCGTACTTGTCGGAGACTTCCAGTACCAACCATCGTCTTGACTCTGGACCTGCGGGGATAAACCAGTCCTCATTACTGGCCACAGCAAGCCGCGCCCTATTGTCATACATGAAACTGTCCACGCCCTTTCGCTCACAAACGAGCTGTTTCTCCGTAACCATGGACTTAAGGATACCTGCTGTTGATCTGCTTCCACCGTAAACTACCTCGTCTGCGAATACCAATAGCCCGTCCATTAGGTGGTAGTTGAAGTTACCAGTCAAATGTCGGTCATTGGTCACGTGTTTATAGTGCTGCTTGCCCATGATCTTACCGACCATTTCGCAGAAGGTGCCCTTGCCGGTACCTTCCTTGCCATGCATCACTATTGCAGTACCCTTCGGATTCATCGGGTCCTGCAAGATATCGGCCACCCAATCGAGGACAAAGCAATTTAGCTCTTCGTCGCCCCCGCACAAGATGTCCTTGATGTGATTCTCGAACATGGTCCAATCCCCCTCCTTAGGATTGACCCCCCAGCCCTGCCACATGTTGACGTATCCATCGTGCCAGAACTGCTCATTGGGGAAGAAGCCCATGCCCATAATGCACTCCCGGCGCATTGGGTGGCCCATCCAAATGTCGGCCTCAGTGGTTCGCTTCTTGGCGTTGGGGATTGTGATCGTTCGGTTGTACATCAGGGTATTGAAGTCCTGTGTCCCCATTATGTGAATTCCGCCCCGTTCGTCCCGGTGCACAATCCGGACCTTGCCCCCGGTCAGCAGGATGGCATTGTCCTCATTCATCTTGTTTACTAGCTCTTCAAAGTCACCCGTTCTAGCCGGATCAGCAGTTGTGTCGTATCCGCCCTGTTTCGCGAAATAGATAAGCGACCCCATTCGAATGGTTCCTCCGGGATTGAACCCAGTCCAGCGCTTTTCGCATTCGCCCTGTACATAACGCTCACCATTAGCAGACCACGTGTCCCAAAGTTGGAGTCCATCTGGGTCAGGGTGTTGACTGTTGATCGCTTGTCCCACAAATAGCCATTCTTCGTACGATAGAATGTCGGGGTCAACATGGTCCAGCATGGCTGCAACTTGATGCAGCTCGTATTTCCACTCTTCATCTTGTTCTCCGACCTCCTCGTTACCCCGCCCCGGTTTGGACGACCATGGGACCCCAAGCGCGTCGCTGATCCACTGTGGGGTTTCAGGTATCTCCCCGCCCTCAACCCAACTATAGTCCCCGTCTTCTGTGCGCGAGGGCCATGCTACGACGTGCGATCGGGGGCTACCGTCGCCCCCGCGTGTGTCCACGCCGCGAGCCAGCTTCCCGGAGGAAGAGGTCAGGTTGCCCCGCCAGCGGAGGACTAAGTGTCGGCCCCCGGTCGGGGTCTTGGCCACCGGGCATCCTAGCTCCCGGCCTTCCCGGAACGCCTCCCAATTCTCGATCCCGTTCTCGCGCCCGTGTAAGTCGAGGTCAATCACAAAAAGCTCTTGACCACAGACCAGCCCAATATTCCACCCCCGGTACCGACCTTTCTCCCCAAACCACTTGTCCATGGTCTTCGGCTTGGTCGATCCGGAAAAATAGTTAACGCCCGTCTTCTTCTCGGGCAAAATCTTGCTGTTCGCTCTTAGGGGTACTACCGGTATTCCTTGCTCAGCATACAGTCTTGCGGCCATGTGCATCTTCGTTTCGAAGTCGTCTATCCGATCAATATCCCTAATGTCCTGCAGAGGCAGTAACATTATCTATCCCCTCATTTTTCAAGGCAGCCCACCAGTTCCGCCCTACTCCGTTGAAATCTAACAGCAACGGGACACCCAAAAACTCCCGCTCAACTGCTCCCTTTACGTCGCCCAGCAGGTCCTCAACGTGATCAACGTCGACCGACATGCTGTAACTATCGTGTGTGTTAAGGACTATTCGTCCTCGTCCATCCAAAGCCTCGTCAATAATGCACCAATTCTCTTTGTTGATATCAGCACTAGTGGCTTGGATGAGGATGCCGGATGCCTTGTAACTTTTATATCGCTTAGGAAAGCGGATATGCCTTCCAAATTTTGTCCGAAGATAGCCGCGCTTTTCTGCAATCTTTCGAGCCGTTTCAGCGAGCTTTCTAACTCCCCGGACTTTGCTATGGTACAAATCGATAATTCGATATGCATCGTTACCTGCTCGTTGGTACTTGATTTCGTCTCCCCATTCGTCGGTGAACTTGGCATCTTCGGTCTCCATGCCCATCTTTTGGGCTGTTGCACCAGCACCCTGAGAGAAGATCATGCTTAGATTGAGTTGCTTGGCGTTAGGTTGGCCCCCGTACTCTGCGTTACGGATCAGGCCGGTTAGGTCAGCCACCATTTGGTGGAAGTCCAGTGTTGGATTCTTCTGGTACATTCGCACCAGATAGTCGTTGTACATGCCGACTAATGCAGCGAAGACTCGTACTTCGAAAGAGGCAAGGTCATAATCGAGCCAGACCTGCCCATCATCCGGGAGAAAGCAAGGTTTAACGATTGCTGCCGTGACCTTATCGCGACTAGGGATTTGCTGCATGGCTGGTTCGACGTAAGATAGTCGACCCCATTTGGTCCCACCAGTTTCGCGAACTGTTTGATTGATAGTTGGATAAACTCGGTCTCCGATTGCATGCTCCAAGATGTGCTTCGCCAGAAACGTGTCCCGCGTCTTAAGCGCGGATCGTATATTCGTAACCATACGGGCACGTGGGTCAAATTCGGCAAGTTCTTCAAGGTACTCCTTCTTGAACGAGGGCGCACCCTTATCGGTGGTCCCGATCCTGTTGCGTCCGACCCACCAGCCTGATTCGGTCTTGGTCGGGTCAAACAGCTTAATCATCTGCTTCGGTGAGTTGACGTTAAAATCCCACCCGGCGAGGGTGTTAAGTTCACTTTTCAACCCGTTGATGTGCGGTGTCATTGCCGCCATCGCCTGTTCGGTCTGGTCAAGGTCGACCCGGATTCCATTCATCTGGGATTCGATGATTACCGGCATCGTCCTGCGTTCCAACTCCTCTATCTTGTAGAGGCCCATTCGGTGTATCTCAGTCTTCTGGTACTCCCATAACAACAGGGTAAGGATTGCATCCTCTACGGCATAATCCTTAGCCTCTTCATACGGAAGGTCGGCTATGTTCGCAACGTCGATGTCCAGCTTGCCGCGTTTCAGGTACTTGCGGCACAGGTAATCGAGGCTGTATCCCCCGGGTTTGCGCTTCTTATTCCAAGGGAATACGGACGCCTCATGTTCGTTAATGAGGCATGCCCGGATTACCGTATCATCTAGGAGTGCAAGTGGTATATGAATCCCAGCGCCAGCCGACATGCAAGCATCAAAGGGCGCGTTATGGCAAATGACCCGGGAATTCGCATCAAGAGTGCGGAAGGTGTCATTCAGCCAGTTAACGGCCTTCGGCTGACGCCGGAAATCGTAGTACCACGAGTTGCCATCAGGGGCAGCTATGGAGCAGGCAAATGCCTTATGTACTGGATAGCGTAACCCTGTTGTCTCCGTATCGTACGCAAAGTACGGGTATTTACGGAGGTCTGGGTACACTAGAACGGTATGTCGTCGTCTAAATCCTCGGGGGCCGGTGGCGGATTGCCATGCCCTTCCCCGGTCTGGTACTTGTCCTCTTTCTTCTCGAACTTGAGGCCGAAATACTTGCCGTTCTTACCGTCGTTGATCCAAGCGCTGATCCAATAGTCAACGCCCTCGATTTTGCAGTCACCCTTATGATCGGGTTGATTGGGCTTTTCCTTGTAATTGTTGCGGAAAAGGGACCCACCACACTCTTTGTGCACGAAATCTGCCATCTTCTAGCTCCTGTGAGTAAAGTGGGGTCCCGATATCGGGACCCCAAACTGCCTACATGTTGTCGTCGTCTACCTCTTCTTGGGTAGTTGCCGCGTCGCGCTCTACGTCGCGTTTGCCAGAGACTACGGACTCGTACAAGGCCTCCGCTTGCGCGAAGATTGCCTCACTGACGAAGCCGAGTTGCTCGACTTTCCAGTTGTAGTACTCGCCTCTTGCCCCGTCAACCTGCGCCGCGCTCAACCGGTAGTACCGTTCAAAACGGTCGCCCCCGGCGATGCGGACTTGGCTGTTAAGCTGTCGGCTCGGCTTCAACTGGCTCTTCGACATTGACACAACAATCTCAGTAGCACGTGGGTCTTCGGCGGGTGAGTTGGGGTCCAGCAACAGCCCAAAGTGCTGCGCTGTATCCTGAACTTCGAGGACCGGCTCATTTTTCTCGGTCATTTGCCCTGCGAGCGGATGCTCCCCAACGGCTCTTACGGCCTCTTCTTGGGTAGCGTGAACGCCCTGCAAACCACCACCGGCATCCCGATGCTTCCATATCAACCACTCCAGCCGGAAGTACACTGGTACAAACAGCACCGGTTCAGCGTAAAGCTGATTGGTGACTGTGTTGAACAGCATACCCTCTTCGCAGCCCTCAATGTACTCGGCGTTGTTTTTCTTACGCTGAGGACTCAAGTCCTGCACCATTGACAATCGCGGGATCGTGATGTCCTGAATGGTCACCTCTTCTGACCCGCGACTTTCTTCCCCCATGTAACTGGGGCGTTCCGCCAATGCGGTCTGGTCTGCTACTGTTACTGCTTTTGACTTTGCCACTTTCTTTCTCCTTTCCTATTTACTTAGAATCAGGCCCTATTGCCGAACCGGGAGGGACCATAACCGGCACACAGGAGTCTTACGACGCCTTACGGAGGGATGCGGTCGAGTAAGAGCTAACATCGCAGAGGTCGACGGGGTATTCATCGCCAGCCTTCATCTGCTGTCTTACATAGGCCGCTAAGGTTGAGGAGTTGACCGTTTCAGTGATCAGGGCTTCCGCGTCGTGTTCGCGTAGCCACTCCCAAAGGTCAGCCTTGTTTTCGGGCGGGGTCTTCACAGACACCTGATCGATAACTAAGAGCTGTTTCTTACTGCCATCAGGTAGGATTACCGTGATGTTTTGGATTTGGTCGTTGTCCATGCGCTCCGGGATTATCTGCCGGGTTAGCATGCAGACCGCATCCCAAGCTCGGGAGGTTTGCTCCTTCATCTGCTTGTGTTGCGATTGAAGTTCCAGCATCATTGCGACTAGCTGGTTGTACGAAAAGTTGGCGCAATGCGATCGCATGGCCTCTAGTTCTGCTTCAGACATCTTAATCTCCTGTGTTATGGCGGGGCTGGCCCCCACCGGTCCACCAGTATACCACACCCGGCGCTGTCTGTCAAGTATCTGTTTATGACAGAGCTTCCTCAACCTCCATTGCCAAGTCTCGTTTCCTCCGAACGGCGCGCAAGATCATTTTGTCCTCTGGCACGGCCATTTCACAATCTTGATACACCACCGGGAATTCCTGCCCCTTACGGTGCGATCGGCTTTCTGATTGGTACCGGTCTTGGTACGAGAAAGTGTTACTGTAGTAGAAATTGTATGTGGCAGCGGTCCAAGTTTGTCCCTTCCCGCCCACTACCTGATTGCTTACAATAAACCGGCACCGTGGGTCTTCTTGGAAACGCCGATTATTTGCTTTGCGCTGTTCTGCATCATTAGCGCCGTAGAACTCTGTGATTACGTCTTCATCGAATCCCTCCAGTAAGCGAGCAATAATGTACCTGATTTCGGGCACGAACCGCGCCCAAATGATCATCTTAGCATCGGGCCTTAGCTGACCCACGTATGCTTCTAGCGCGTCCAGCTTAGGATTCTTGCCACTGATCGCCTTGGTGTCGTAGCCCCCGGTTTCATCGTCGTCGAAGGGGAACGTGCCCCCTATGACCTGTTGATAGCGCAGAGTTCGCTCCAGAACTGTGCTAATCGTGAGTTCTTTGCCTTCATCTTCCATGGCGAACTCGGTCTTTAACTGTTTCATTACCCGCGTCTGTTCTTCCGTGGGTCTGACTATTATGGGTTCAGGGTAGAGTTGCTCTGGTAAGTCCATGCACTCTTCCTTGGTAACATAGTCCACGTAGGGGCGAACTTTGTCCATCAAGTGTTCTTGGAACTGGTAGCCTAGTACCTTCTTACCCTGAAAACCCCCCATGACGCAGTATTTGTTGCGAAAGACGAAGTAGTTTTTACAATCGATAATCTTGGCGTTAAGGAAAAGGAACTGCCCAAATAGGTCCTCAAGTCCCTGCGTAATTGGTGTGCCGGTAAGAATGAGGCGATATTCACTCCATCCCCCGACTTCAACAACATTCTCAGTACGTTTAGCCTTCCAATTCTTGATGCTGCTCGATTCGTCAACAACGGACATAATCGTATGGAAACGTTGGAAGTACTCGATTGCTTGATAAGCTCTACCATTTGTAATTGATAGGGCTTCAACTCCGACAACGAGAATTTTGAGTTCATCTTTCTTTTCCCGCATCCACTTATGTGGGTGATCGCCAGATTCAAAGACCCAGCACGAATAATCAACAGGGCACCACTTCTCGATTTCTGAGCCTTGTAGTTTGCCCTCTTCGTCCAGCCACGTTCCATCGCCCGTGTACCAAACGTTCTTAATTGGGGTGTCGCAGATTATGACTAGCCCATCGATTTGCCCGTTTATGTAACGGGCTGCGGCTAGGTTTATGGCCTCGTAGGTTTTGCCTGTCCCCATTTCATGGAAGAAGGCAAATTCATTTTTAGGCCATGCCCTCCGCAGGGCCACAACTTGGTGGCCCATTGGAGGGGATTTGTACTGCAGAGCTTTGGCCACTTACGCGGCTTTCTTGCCCTTGCCCTTGGCAGGCTTGGCTGCCTTAGCCTCGGCGTTTTTCGCTGCCTTGGCTTCCCGGTCTTCTTTGGCCTTTGCAGCGGCTGCGCGCCGTTTGGCAACTGCCGCCTGACCCTTCTCGACTTCGTAGCCCAACTGGACCAAGCCAGCCGGTACTGCGTTGTCCGCTTCGTGCGCCTTGTCAAGCTTGTTGACCGCGCCACGGATGCGATTGCGCAGATTCATGATCTGCATGCCGACGTTCAGGTGCTCGTACTTGGCTTCCAAGTCCTTCTGCGTGGTGTCGGTCATCTTGCTTGCGACCGCCCGGATTTCCTCGACGGTGAACCCGTCCAGTGCCTCGGCAATCGCGTCACCGCAGTTCTTGGTCTTTTTGCCAGAGCCGCTTACGCCGTTTACGTACTTCTCCAGATCGGGTTTGATCCGGACCTCTTTGGTGCCTTCGTCTTCTTTTGCATTTGCCATTTGTAATTCTCCTTACTTCTGGCGTGGGTGGACTAGAGACCCCAGTATACCACATCTGGGGCCTCCTGTCAAGTACCTGTTTACTCTACCAGTTCTTGAACTCCTCATAGACTCGATTGAATGAGTCCACTACGGCCCTTATTTCGTCCTCATGTTGGGCCTCTTCTTGCCAGTAATCCCTCACCGCAAACAACACTTCCTTGTGGCAAGGGCACTGTGGGTCTGGGTCCATTCCGAGGATAATCAAATCGCCCTCGATGCCCTTGATTCCCTGCTGCACCACGGTTTTGATGCGCATGGTTAGGGACATTGGTACGATGCTGTTTATCGCGACGTTCGGACTGAGCGGCTTACCGGCGGGCTGGGTTTGGGTACCCTTCTTGCTTGTGCCCTTGAGTGCCTTGCCTTCGTTCACTTTAGAACGGACCTCCTGCACTGTTGGTGGGTCACCCTCTTCAATTCGCTTCTCGACCCATTCGATGTCAGCTTGGTCAGCCAACACCAGTTCCTGCATAACGCTGTAGTTCGCTCCTTCTATGAGCTTGGGCGCGTCGCCAAACCGCTCTGCAACCTGCATCAAATAGTGCGCATGTTGCTTGCTCTGTACCAGCGTGTTCTCTTTGCGCCACATGCCAAACGCCTGATCGTCGACGAACAACGCTCTGGCTTCACGCAGCAGTTTACCAACTCTGATTTTCCCTCTGGCGACTTGCTTGACCGTTTGATCAACGGCCTTATTTATATCGGTTGCTAGCGCGGTTAGTTCACTAATGCCACTAGCATCGATGTTATGGTGCCACTTACCCTTTCCGGCGTCTGTGGGCTGTAATGACCCGGCTGGGCCACCCTTTGATGTTGCCATACTTCGTCTCCAGTTTGTCAATGCCGTCTGTTACGGCCCAAAAAATGAGTAACAGGAGCCAAACGTCCCAATACTCCCAAAACCAGCTAATTATCTGCATGCTTCTCCTCCGCACTGAATACAGCGTCCTCAATGATCATAACAAGGTCGGCAACGCCCTGAATGTGGGCACCGCCGCATTTGTTGAGTTTGAGTTCGCTTTCGTGAATGATGTCACCTGAACCGTCTGAATGGTCGGTTATGGTGATGAAATAGCCCCTGATGGGCAGAACTAAGGGTGCTTCGCCTGACATCGTTACTCCTTAAACATATCGTCAAAGCAGACTTCGCAGGTCCCGCTTATGTGAAATTCCCGCCGCCCTGCTTCGGTGGTGCATTTAGGCAGGGCCTCTTCCTCGCAAATCCAGCATTTGCCCTGTTCTTTGAATTGTGTTGCTGTGGTGGCGATTTCCACCAGCACGTCGTTCAGCTTAATTGGTGTTCCCATTTCGTTCCTCCTGTGTGGCACTGACCCCCATTATAGCACACCCGGGGGCCTCTGTCAAGTACTCGTTTACTCGGGGCATTTGTACCTGATTCGGTCCCAAAGCTCCATGTCGCACTGTTCTATCGCTGGTGGTTCCCAGCCCTTAGGTTCGTTCACTTCACGTTCTACGGCCAATGCTCCAAACACGACCCACGTGAAGCAGAATGCGGTGATCAAGAAAGCCCCGACCACCGTTCTTGCGATTATCCGTGTCGCCATTTCCTTAGTTCCTCTTCCGATGGAAGGCCAGTTACGTCCCCGTCTTCGGGCCAAAACCACTCCTTCACGTCTTCATCTGTTAGCGGCTCCATGCCGTTTAGGACGTAATGCGCCCAGTCTTTCACGGTGTGGTCGCTGTGCATTTGCTCGGCCATTTGGTAAGCGACAAACCACTGTGCGTCTGCTTCCCAGTCTGGTTCGTAGGGCTTGCCATCGTTGCCGATGAAATCGATGCCCTTGCAGGCCCGTTGCATGCGCAACGCTAAAGCCTGCGTGAATGGTCCTTTCTCAGCCATTTGGTACCCCTTCTGTCCAGATTGCGAAAAGCGCTCCCGCCACAACTCCGTCCTTTATGAGTTCTTCGTCGTTGTCCATGAACTTTGCGTGGATCGCTTCTTGTACGGCTTCCAGCACGTAATAGGTCAGGTCCCGTTTGCTTGCTTTACCGGCCCCCTGACTTTCATACGCTTCGCCGCGTTCTACTGCGAATTGTATCAGTTCTGATGTTGTCACTCTATTTCTCCCAAAGCCACTCGTTTTCGTCCTCAAACGCTGGGTGTGGCTCAAAATCCCGGGCGCTCGTTGTGTCTGGTTCTTCTGCTAACACGAGGATTATGACCGCTTCCCCTGTTCGCATGTCCGTTTCTACGGTGAAATTCTCAACATCGTGAACGTCGTGCGTCCCTGCGATGTTCGCTTTTAGCTTTATACCTTCCAGCGTTCGTTTGTTCAGGTCTTGTGGTGTCATTTCAGCCCCTTTGCTTCGTAATAGCCGCCCCGGATTGCGCCGAGGGTTGTTTTGTATGGCTTTTTGAGCGGCTTCCAATCTTCTGCGCCTTGATTGCGC